TAAAAGGTGTAGGAACGCATAGGCTGCTTTTGGTTTTTTCTTGACTATGTACGGTAGCCTTGTCGATGCGACGCCCAATGCTGGCAAGTTGTAGTTTAGCCAGCCAATATGCTCGATGCCCCACTGTGCAAACTCTTGTGGTGTCTTGGGTGCATCTCTGTAGTGACGTTTGGAATTGAACTGGTTTCGACGACCCTGGCGATCTGTAGCCATTGAATTTGACGCTGTTTGCTCTTGACCATAGAAGGCATCATACAATTCTTTGCTGGCTGCTGCCCATGCCATGCCTTCCCTGGTGTTCGTATCTAGCAAAATATCTTCCGTGACGCTGCCGTCCTCTTTCTTGCTGACCGCTGGCAGTATGTCTGTATTGGCTTCGTTACCCGCATCATACGCATAGTCCAGGTCAAGCAGTTCTGGATCATACCCATTCTCTACGTAGTAATTAGCTTTTAAACGCTTATACCCTTGTCTATTCATATTGGCTTCGCGTTCGGTGGACATGATTTCAAAGTAATCTCTATATGGGTCTACTTCTTTTTTTTCCATCAATTATTCCCAAAAGTTTGCTCGTTTATTTCAGTATTGTTTTGCTGCCCTCTAGCTTTGAGTTCTCTTATTAGATCGAGCGTTTTGACTTCCTCATCTTGTAGGCGTGGCGCAAGACCGCTTTCATTTATTTTCTTTTTTATTTCACGGTACATTGTGTCGGTGATAGGACCGTTAATTCCTTTGACAAGATCATAAAGAAACATCTGTGGTGCAAGAAACTCTACTTTTCCAAATGTTCGTTGAAACGCTGTTTGGTTTCTAAAATTTCTTGCCAGGTAATTATAGGCTTCTTCGGGATCAACGTTCTGGTTGTTGACCAAATCACTGTAGGTATTCAGAGCATCATTTATAACAAATGTTTGATTAACGCGATCCACAGCATTTATCGCGGGGATTAAGCCATCTGACCCAACACCCAGCACACGCAACAAATTTTTTCTTTGTTCTTTTATTGCTAAAGCTCTTGGTGTCTTTGTTTCGGCTTGTTCAATCTCTTTGAGAATAGTTGCAGCGTCACTTGTTGTAATACTTTTATTTGCGATAAATGTTGGTAAATCTCTGCGTATTTCATCAAGATCATTTTTGTCTTGAGCGTCATCGATGTCTTGGCGCAGATCAAACATTACTTGTCCGTTTGACTGGTCTGGTCCACCTTCCATAAGACGCTTTTTCAAAGCCTTGTAGTCAGTTGCGTTAAGCTTGCCAGCTTTGCCAAGTTCGTCAATTTCTCTCAGTGTTACACGCTCGCCCGTAAAGCCACCTGGATTTTGTTCTTGCATACTCAAGCGAACGGTCAGATCAAGATTGTTTTTATCTTGTGTTTGTTTTTGCTGCTTATTTTGTAGCTCTATCTTTGCTTTTTCGTTTGCTATCGCGTCATCTTCCAAACTATCGCGCAATGATATTGCTTTGTTTAGCAAAGCGTTTCGCGCTGATCCTATCACATTTGGGTACTGGTCGGGGTTCGATAAGTTTCTAACAATAGCATCAGCATGATCGGGATTTCCAGACACAGCAGCTGCGCTTAGATCCTGGTATATCTCACCGCTTTCCATTTCTACTCTGGTTGACATTTCTAATTCAACACGACCCGCAGCAGACAGTAACCCCAGGTTTTCCATTTGCTGGAACACACCAACTACAGCTGGCGATCTAAATGCTGCGTCCCCAGTATCAACACCTGGTGAACCATACAACTCACGCATCGCCTTCATACGCTCTACAGAGTTTCCGTTGTACGCCAGTTTCTTGAGTGTATCTATTTTTTTGAGATATGTGGCTTTTGACTGGTCAATTCGGTTTGCCCTGGCTTGCTTCATAATATTCAAGCGACCAGCAAGTATGTCGTTTGATGCACTAGCGATGAAACGACGACGGACTACTGGATCTGAAATATCTCGACCCAAATCATTTAATGTTCTTTTTACGCTCTCGTTCCAGTTCGTCATCATGGACGTTGGATTTTGATCGTCCATCGCTGCAAGATTGTGTTCTTGTAATCGTGCTGCAAAATTATTTTCTAACGCTGCTAATTCTGTGGCACGTTGCAGCTTTGTTTCTTGTTCTAAGAACTGCATGCTCGTCCGCTGCGCTTGTTGAAATAAATCAGCTTGTGCCGATATCGCTTGCGTTGCTGCTCCGACATTTGCCTGGACACGCAGTGGTGTTTGTCCTGTGCGGTTGGTCACGTCGGACTGTGCTGTGTATGTAGGTACTTTCATTATGCAAACTTTTTAATATTATAGAGGTCTGTTGCGCCACTAAGCAGCGATTGTCCCGCCCTCATAACACCCGCCATTCGTGCCTGGTCGCCATACATTCTGTTGAGTTCGGCTTCCATACGCAGTGCTACACCTTCTTCTTTTAGTTCTTGTCGACCAACTCTTGCGTTGTAATCGCGTATGGCTATTTCTTCGTCCGCTTCTTGTGCGTTTGCCAGGGCAACCAACAACGGTGTATCGCCGTCAGCAATCCAGCCATTGTAGCGAAATCCTTGTTTTGTTGCAGCTTGTAGCTTGTTAAATTCTTTGCGAAATTTTTGTATCTTCAGACGTTCGGTCTGATACAGCTGTTCGGCTGCTACGTCAGCGACTTCTGCATTACGTTCATTTATCTTTGCGTTGTAATCATACACCGCTTCTGCTTGTCTGCCTTGTGCAACGGATGTCGCTGCGCTTGCAGCGGTCGATGCAACGGATAGTGCTACTTTAATTGGGTCCATGTCTTATATACGCATATCTGTAAAAATTACTCTTATCGGGTCCGAATTTTTGCATCAAACCTTCGTTGGTAAATCCTAGAAAATCTAGGAACCTAATACCTTCTTCAAACTCCTGGTGTACGGTCGCTTGGATACGTTCATACTTTGGTCGACTATAAAGCAATTTTTTCCATATCTTCAGTATGTTACGTGTTGTACCTAAACTAGCACCTCGGTTTTTTTTCAACACCAGCCAGGCTTCTGCAAGATGCGGATAGATTTCTACTAAACCACCAACCCCGACAACATTGCCATCTTCGTACCCAGTGTATGCCGTCCAATACTTATTTGTGTTTCGCGTGAACTCCAGAAACTGCTGCTGATCGAACAATGTACCAAAATCATCGTCCGCACTCATTATGTCGTGAATGTGGTCGGTGTGAAAAGGTACTACATAAATCATTCGTCAAACGTCGTAATACGTGGATAGATCGACAAAACGGTCAGTGGTAGTGCCTGGTCCTGGATCACAACTATGTGTCCGTCTGTTTCATACCCACCATCAAACTCGACTTCTTTGTCGCCACTGAACAACGCAATCGGGTTGTCCATCGCGTTTGCTGATGAACGAAACGGTATTAGATCCGTCACACTCTCGCTGCTGCCGACCTTTACACCGACACTTTTATGCAAACGCACTGTTACATCATTAATTCTTTTTATCTTTGCCTGGGACGTGCCTTGCATACCACCCGCATCAATACGCATCGTTTGCAGCGTACTTGTGTACGGCAAGCCTATGTGTGCTTTTGTTGTTGCTCGATCAAGAGTAACAGCACCGCTGTTGACCACTTTGTCGGCATGTGTCGCGCCGTTTGCTACAATACGCACCGTCTGCCCTTCCAGGTGTGTAAGACCCGATATAGTTGTTGCAGAAGTTCCGCTGTAGGTCAGACCACTATCAACAAAAAACGCATCTTCAACACTTGTTCCAAAATCGATTGGTTTTAATCTTTCTATGTATCGCTTTGTTGCGCCACCTATTGTTCGGGCGACAACAACATAGACTTCATCTTCCGTGCCAGTGGATGACGGTATCGTGGCAACACTTTCGACAAATCCATAGTTGTATGTTACCCCACCAGCTGTATATGTACCGCCTATTTCGTGATCGTGCCAGGCTACGACTTCTTCTTCGCGTCGGTATGTCATGCCAACAAATTTTCCGTTTTCTAGGACACACCACACAATGTTGTCGGGTTCTTGCTGCAACGCTATTTCTTTAATTAGACCTTCGGTAATATTTTCCGACAAGATCGTCAGATCCGGCGCAAAGTAACTATCCGATCCAAAACTATACACCAACTCGCGCAGCTTACGTTTTGCACGTTGCACAAATAGCACGACGTTGGCTACCGCCACTGGCTGTATGTTTGCCGATCCATAGCTGGCTTGTCGTAGGATCTGCGTGTTTGTTGGTGATATGGGTTCATCACTCGATGCTCTAACGACAAACTCACCACCCGATGTACCAATCAGCAACGCTCGTGATGCTGTAAGATAGCGAATAACATTTACCTGGTTTGACCCAATCGTGTAGGTCAGTGCCGATGAATTGAGTGTACCCGCGTTAAAATCCTCAAAGTCACCCGACACAGAAAAGAATATTGTTTGTGGTTGTGTTGCTGTATTGGCAAACACCAAACGCTGCTCGAAGAACACAACGGCTGACGGAAAGCCTGTAGTTGTTGAAAATGCGCCTAAACTAAATTCAGACGTTGCACCCAGGTTTCCAGTGATTGTAACCGACTGCCCAGCGTTTTCATCCACCAGATCATTACTGGGTGCAAACAAGATTGTGTCCGCTGTTACCTGGACGACGACTAAATTATTATCGTTGTTACCACTGTTGCTGGCTCCGCTGATGGTAAGCGTTTGCCCAACCTTAAATCCTTCAAGAATAAAATTTGCGTTACTATCTGTTATTCTGTCGTTATGTTCTAGTCCCGTCGAACTGGGGTCGCCTTCTGCAAAAGCTATCGTGGTTGCCGTATAGCTTGGCATTAGTTCTGTGCGTAAATCTTCGTTTTCTTGTACTGTTGCTGTGGCTGTTGTTGCGTTGGTGAACGCTGTAATCTTTGCAAAGCCATCGTAAAATTTTATTAATCGCCCGACGTCAGTTGATGCAAACGTATTTGCGGACGCTGTGACGGTGATGCTGCCCGTACGACCACTAGCTGTAAGTGTCGTTGCTGTGGTGTTCTGATCGAGCATAGGACCACGGCGAAAGTCTACTTCCGTGATAGTCCAGGCTGTATGCCCCGTGCGTGATATCTTACGCACCGCATGATCGGGATGCACGATATACATGACATCCGCACTTTGCGTAAATTTTAGATCGGGCAGCTGCGCTGATGTGTACGGTGTTGTGACCTCCACGGCAGATCCACCGCTGACCACTTGCCCACCATCACGATAAATACGAAAATACTGATTACCAAATTCAAGAATATAGGTTTGCTCGACGTTGAACTCAAACGGTATCAAGCGTGTTGCGTTTGCGCTTGTTTTGACTTCTGCAATAAATTCTGTTCCTGGTCGTCGTGTTGCCCCACCATGTGCGTGTACTAAAAAATTTTGTAGCTTTTTGCAACCATTCGCGTACTTGGCAATATCGGTGCGTCCATCCAGACGATCGGATAGTTGACCCGCTGTAAAATTCGTAAACGCTGGTGACGCTTTTGCCATCTATATTCTCGCATTAATAAATTCGTTTGCTTCCAATGTCATACGATCTGTGGCAGTTGTGCTGTTTGGTGATGCACCTTCGACCGCATCCATGAACCGTGCTTCGCTGACTGTGGTGTCGTACTTGGCTTGCATCGCTTGTCCCAGGGACACAGAATTTGTCAACGGATACGCAAAGTCCGCAGCTAACGCGACGCTTAGTGTTTCGATCAATCCCGCATCATATTTGTTAACATCAAGTTCCCTGGCAATATAGACCAGGTTCAATGCACTTTCGTCTGTCAGAATTTTTCGTCCTTCCAGGTTAAAAACAATAGTGGTGCTATCTAGGTTTACGGGACGCAAACAAAACGGATCTGTCGGCAGCGTGAATTGATTAGCAAACTCAAAAGCGGGTGCAGTTGCATCGGGTGTAAGCTGTACCCTGGTCAACAAACAATTCCAGTTATGCGATCGAAACACACGATCACGGATGAAATCATACCGCTGGTTACACAATCGCGCAGCCTTACTATCTTCGGTAAAAGAGGTAATGTTCGTTGCGCCGATCATGTTCAACGCTGAATTACAAATATCTACTTCACTTGCCATAATAATTCCAAAAAAAAAGAGGGGGTTGCCCCCCTCTCATTGTTAAGCTGTGACGTACATCATTGTCAGTGCAATAGTACCAGTGCCAGCTGCACCGCCCATTGTCACTGTGATTGTCTTGCCGTCCTCATTGGCATCAACTTCTTCACCGTTAAGTAAAGCCAAAGTCGCTGCAACGTCAACGATCTGTGCAGATGTCGATGCTGCTGCTGCTTTGTAAGCTGCTGCCGAAGCGGATACATCAGATCCCGCAGCGTTTTTGTGTGCTGCAAAACCAACGGACAAGGTTGTTGATGAACCCAGTGCATCATGTGCAAGAGTACCCGAAAGTATTCTTGCGCCATCGGGTAATGCAAACATTTCGATTACATCACCAGATGCTAGTGAAGATGCTTCATAGGTTGCCCGCGCTACTCGTACTTCACCACCAATCTCGTTAGCTTTTACATGCTCCCTGGGGTCGTTCTGAGTAAGTTGGGTTTGTACGTCTGAATATACAGTTGCCATATTTCAAACCCTCCTATTAAGCTGATTCATCGCAAAGTATTTGCACGACTTTTTCTTCTTCCATTCTGGTAGCTCCAAAAGTTGCACAATAGTACACTTGCGTTGAATATGATTTATCGGCTCGTTCATCGATCCTAGCCATAACATCCTTACCAACAGCCATAGTGATGCCGTCGGATGCGAAAGCAAAGCATGTTCTGTTGTTGCCAGACTTTGCTAGTCTGTTGGATATATGGAATTGCATGCCCATGAACGTGTCCACTTGACCAGATACCAAGGCTCTCACGGTGTTAAAATCGCTCGATGTTACCTGGGTTGTGTTCAATAGACTTTCGATCTGCTCTGGACCCACAACGATGTGTAGTGGGATAGATGGATCGACACTATTTTGGCTGAAGATTTTTCGCGTTTGAATTAATTTTGCGATAGTCAAATCAGCTGATCCCGCTGCGATTTGCTGCCCAGCTGGAAGTGTAGTGGATGTACCACCAGACTTACCCGTCTTGGCTGTGCCTGTTGCAGCTTCGATGATTGCGTCATCCATTGCACGACCAATAGCAAAACTTGCTGATTGTGCGTACACGTTTGTTGGATCGGCAAGCATAGCTACCTTATCAGCGTCATCGATAAGGTCGCTCCATTCATAGCTGTCCATTGTTACCATTCGTCTTGAATGGGGTGTTTCGACGAGTGGAGTATCTCCATGTCGAGAAGTTCGCTTCACAGCAGCTGTGCTTCCCACCTGGTCAAAGAAAGCCTTCTCACCAGTAACGCTTTCTTGTCGAACTGCGCCACGAAGGATAGACCCTTGTTGTTGTGACAACGTGGTAATATTAGCTGAAAACTGCTGCACGAACGCTGTAGTAATTTGATTACTCATTTCGTACCTCTACGTTTAAAGTTAAAAGAAAATCGCTACCTAACGGAATGTTAGACGAAGGGTTTCAGTATTAGGTCTGCACCTACTGGACCGCGAACGGTTATCCAGGTTATGTATACACCAGCATCAATCGGGCGATTGCTTGTCGATTATTCTTCTGGTGTAAGCATCTCTTGTAAGCGTAACGCTTCTGATACTGTCCATTCATGTTCTGGATCGTTTCTATTCCAGAACGGACCGTTTATTCGTTTTAGTTCTGCCAGCTTTGCGCGGACAACTTCGGGTGTCATACCGCCTTGTGTCTTTTCTCCATCAAGACTATCTTCGCCGATCTGTCCCTGGATAAAATCACCAACACCCACAAACGCACGAATAAAATCGGGGTGATCCCCTAGTGTCCGTCCGTCTGCTAGTTTTAGCTGCGTAAGATCCGCTGCGTTAAATTTAGCAATAGCTGCGTTACCAATCTTAACTTTGTCCTCGAACGCTGCGCCGTACTCTTTCATTATCTGTGTACGACCCTCGTTTGTTAGTTGTTCGGCAGCCACATTGCCCTGGTCGGCTTGCTCTGCGGTTGCCTTTTGATACTCGTTGAGCATCGCTTGTGCTTGTCTGTTGTTCAATCCCGCTTTGTGGGCGGTCCCTCTAAACCAATTTAGAAGCCCCTCGTCTGCTGTTTGTCCTTCGGGCATCTTGACATCAAGTTTGTAGTCAGTGGCTTCTGTTGGCTTTCCCATGCGGGTATAGACCTCATTCCACTGCTCATCGGATGCGTCATTGCCTGGTACGGGTATTTTATCCGCACCTATCAAGGCTTGCTGGTGAGCATGACTTTTTAACAAAGATCCTAAATTTTTGTGTGTTTCAAAAACTTTGTTACCTCTGACTTCTTCTGGTATTTCATTTCTCCAATCGAATGTCGTTTCAGACGGAGTTGTCGACGCTTCTGTCGGCTCCGCTACCTGGTTTTCTTCATTCATCGTTTGCTATGTCCTCTCTTTCGGGTTGATCTGCCAGCATATTGTGTAAAAACAGCAGTACAGATCGCTGACCTTCTCTGAACGCTGCTTCGTTGCTATCGGGTACATAGGTGCTTGATTTCATGTGAAAGCGTAGACCCATGTCGTCCAGGACTATCTTTCCATCTGCGCTATCAAACAATGTACGATAAGCTTGTCGTAAATCATCTATTGTCATTTATTGACCGCAGCGACCATTGGTGCTGCTGCCCCTAGTGCTTCCGCTTGTTGTGCCAGCTGTTGCTGCTCAAGTGCTTGTTGTTGCTGCGCTGCTCTTTCTTGTCGTGTTCGTGCTACGTCGTCATCGCCTTTGATGATCGTTGCCGGAATACTAAGTGTTTTTATCAAGTGCTTTGCTACACCATCAAAATCAACATAATCAAACACTTGCGGATTGATTTGACCAATCGGTCCCATAAGTTCCAGCATTTGTGTGAGCGATGTTACATCGACTTGACGCTGCGCTTTTGCCAGTGGCGATACATATTCTATCTCGACATCTGCTGTCCGTATCATTTCGGGTGCGGGCATAAATTTTTGATCGCGGGCAAGAATAGCGTACACCCTGGTAATCAGTGGTTGTAGAAGTTCCGTTTGTATTCGAAACATACTTGGTCCCAGCAAGCGCATTTTTTCTTCCGTACGCTGCACAACTTCTGTGGCGGTCATCTGTGGACCTTGCCCCATAAT